GTCAAGAGTTGGCTGCTTTACTGGGCACCTTTCAGCAATGAAAGCGAGAGCAAGTAAATCTCAATAAAGAGAAATACCATGAAACCCACAGTTCTTTTGTTTGGAAGATCGACAGGCCTTTTAAAGGGACTGCTGACTTACCATTTAAAGAAAGAGGCTTCTAATCTAATAGTTACTTATCAGTCCTATGCTGAACACTTGATTAAAAACAAGGGTAAAGTTTGGACCGGTAAGCACCTTAAACAGCTCTACACTTTGGCGCATAGATATTCTATGTACCAAGTAATCACACCAATGCCTTTTACCAAAAGTGACCGAGAAGGCTTCCCTAAGGTAATTAAACCTTTTAAGAAGTACCTTCGAGGAACTCCTGGTGAAATTCAATCAATATTAACATTATTATGTCAATATCGTTTGTTTTATGGAAAGCCCGACCGTAGTGTAAAAACCATTACGGACAGTGGATCGCCAATGGACAATTGGGAACTACTCCGTTACAGTTGGCAGGAATTCTTAGTAAAATTCAAGTCTAAGAACCCCGTTTCAAATATTAAAGATGCTAAACCACTATTGAGGGGATCGTCCGGACCAAATGGTCCTTCGATGACCACAATACTAAAAGACGCCTATGCCGTTAGCAAGGATGATGAAGTGTACCAATCATTGTTAGAGATGTCTAAGTTTATTAAAACTAAGACACTAAAACATGTGATTAAGTACGCCAAGATAGTAGAGAATGATAAGTCTATTGACAAATCAAAACTCTGCCATTCAAGGCTCGCCTTCTTACCAGAAGGTGGAATCAAAACCCGAGTTATAGCTATAGGTGACTACTTTACACAGGAATTACTAAAACCACTCCATAATGTTTTCATGGAAGCTTTAGGTAAAATCAATTCAGATGGTACTTACTCTCACGATAAAATCGGAGATAAAGCTTTAACTTTAACAAAGTTAAAACGTAAGTCTTACTGTTTTGATCTATCTTCAGCTACTGATAGATTTCCGGTATCATTAATATCGGATCTCATTTCAGTGTATTTTGGTAAAGATCTGTCAAGTGCATGGGTTAACCTTATGACCAAAAGAGACTTTAAAATCTCTGATGGAAACAAGGTACGTTACAACAAGGGACAGCCTATGGGATTTTATTCCTCATGGGCTACCTTTGCTATGACACACCATGCTTTAGTCCAATTTTCTGCATATCTTGAAGGTTTTAATACCTTTTCAGATTACATGATGATTGGTGATGATATAGTTATCATT